CCATCTGATCCGGGGAGGTGTAGGTGACCGGCTTGCCGAACGTCTCCAGATTGGCCTCAAGCGCCAGCAAGCCGGGGTTCAGGGACACGGCCGTCAGTCTTCCGGGCTGTGCTTCTCGACGCGCTGCACAGCCTCGTCAGCCTTGCCTTCGCCGATCTTGGCCGTGGTGTCCTTGATCGCCTCGTCATAGGGGCTGACGGCGCTCGCCGCCTCGCCGGGCCAACGGGCGAGGCCGAGGTCCACCAGGCGGCGCGCTTCCTTCTCGGGCAGGTCCACCTCGCTGCCCGCCGCCACCGTCTCCGGCTCGGCGGCGGTACCACCCTGGAGCGAGGCGACGGCCACGACCCGCTTGGCGGGGCCGGCCTCGACCGCGGCGAGCGGGGTCTCGACCTTGCCCGTGGCACCGCTCGGGACGGTCGCGGCCGGGGCAGAGGTGGCATCGGCCGGCGCAGCGGTGGAGGCAGAGGCGGGAGCCGCGGAACGGGCGGCTTCATCGGCTGCACGCTGGGTGCGGGGGGGCTGCTGGGCCATGTCAGATCACCATCATCGAGGCGGAGGCGTCGGGCCGGAACGGCACGACGATGGGAGCTGACTGCATCATCAGCACCCGCTGCGCCGGGTCCTCCACCAACCAGGACTTCGGCGCGAACTCCATCGGCTGGTAGTTGAACTTCGGGTCCTTGATCAGGCCGTGCATGCGGCGGCCCTCGATCGCCGCCGAGCCCAGGATCACCGTGCCGTCCGGCAGGAAGGGCTTCAGCTGACCGTCCACAGGATCGGTGTACCAGTCGTTGAAGAGCCAGAGGCGGTAGTTGCCCCAGGTGCCCTTATACATGCCGCCCTGCGCGACGCCGCCGCCGAGCGCGATCGACACGTCGGTGTTGTTCGGCGACTGGATTGCCTCCTTCACCCACTCGTCCTTGCGGAAGAGCTTCCACGCAGCCGGAGTGAAGACGATGTCCGTCACCGCGGCACCGGACTTCTGCATGAGGAGGGTGACGCTGTCCTCGATGCTGTCGCCCGGGCTGATGCCAGTCTGGCCCCAGCGGCTGGCGCCCGTGAGGGCGATAGTCAGCGCGGGGTCGCGCTGGAAGTTCACCACCGTCGTCGGGAAGCCCTCGCCGGTGATGGTCACGGTGCCGGAGCGCAGCGCGCTGGCGGCCATCCACTCCATGCGGCGGGTGATCATGTCGATCTGGTCCGCCATCTCCAGAGCGAGGTTGGCCTCCTCGCGCTGGGCGGGCGTCAGCTCACCGGTGCCGATCTGCTCACCGATCGCGCGACGGACCGGCTTCAGCAGGTCGGGTGCGCGCTTGTCCTTGATGTAGGCAGGCTTGAAGAGGTTGGTGGTGTAGCCCATCCCCTCGACCAGCTTTCCCTCCACCAGGGGGGAGCAGAAGGGCGCCAGGCGGCGGTTCCCCTTCTCGACGTCGATGGCGACCTCCTCGGTGGTGGCCGTGATGACGTTGGGGAAGAAGGTGTCGAGCAGGAAGCTCTTCGGCCGCATGAGGGAGCGAACCACCCCCACCAGCACAACGGGATCATAGATGCCGGGCATGGCCGGTGCTCTCCTTCAGGCTGCCGGTCAGGCCGGGATGGGGGTCTTCAGGTAGATGCCGCGCGCGCGCAGCCCCGCCTTCACGGACACGGCCGTGTGGCCGGTGCCGTAGATGATGGCGTTCTCGTTGAACTCGCCCGCGACGTAGATGCCGGCCGTGACGTCGGCCGAGGCGGCAGGGGCGTAGTCCACCAGGATGGCGACCGGCGTCTGGCTGCCGTCGCTCACGCCGGCGGCGGACTGCACGAACTTGCCGCTGGCGGTGATCACGCCGAGCAGCGTGCCGCGCTCCAGGTTGGCGCCGGCCGCAATGACGGCGGTCTCGGTGATGAGGTCCGCGGAGCCGGCAATAAGCCGGTCCGGGCTGTAGGCTTCCGAGCGGAAGCCCGGCACCTGCGGAGGGTTGGCGGCCATGGAGGGCTCCTTTCAGCGCTTCTGGGCGGGGGCGACGCCGACCGCACGAGCGGCGGCGGCGATGCGGTCGATGTGCGCCTGGGCGCTGCCTTCCGGCGCGGCACCGGCGCCCTGCGCGCCGCCGGCGAGCGGCGGCTGCGGTTGGCGCTGCATGCGCTGATCCAGCCCACCTTTGCGCGGTGCCGACGCCCCGGCGGCTCCGGCACGCATCAGCGCCAGGGCCTGCTTAACCGGTACGTCGCTCTCGAAGGCGAGGCTGGCGGCGAGCGCCGGATTGATGGCAGCCTCCTGGGCGCCGAAGATGGCGGCACCACGGGCGCGCTCGGCCTTGGCGCCGGCACGACGGCCGGCCTGCCAGGCCTTCTTCGCGGCGGGCTCCTCCGGCTCGGCGTCCGTGTCCTCGGTGGTCTCGGTGCCTTCCAGCGCCTCGATGCGCTCTTCCAGCTCGTCCACCTTGTCCTTCGTCTCGTCCACCTCTTCCTGGACCTCCTCCACCTCCTCGGTGGTGGCGGGGGCGCCCTCGGTGGTCGTGGTGTCGGCGGGCGGCGCCTCCTCCTCCACGGCCTTGCTGCGGCGGGCGCCGACCAGGTGCGCGAACGCGCTCACCCGGCCCGCCAGCGAGCGGTTCGACATCGTCGGTTCCTTCCGGAATGGCGGGCGCGGAATGCGCCGCCGGGTTACGCGGGCTGGCGCGCGTCCAGCTGCGCAAAGAGGGCCGTCATCGCCTCATCCGGCGACATGACGGCATCGGCGAGACCGAGGCTCACGCCCTGGGCACCGAGGTAGTAATCGCCCTGCTGGGCGCGCACGGCCGCGACGGAGAGGCCGCGGTTGCGGGCCACCGTCTCGTGGAAGAGGGTGGCCATGCTGTCCACGTCACGCTGCAGGCGGTCCAGCAGGTCGCGCTTCACCCCGCGATAGGACTGCACCGTCTCCTGCATCTTCTTCTCGCCGGAGCGGATGAAGTGGACCTCCAGCCCGTCCGCGCGGATGGCGCGGGAATAGTCCACCAGCATCGTCACGATTCCGACGCTGCCCACCCCGCCCGTGCGGGGCACGGTGATGTAGTCGCAGGCGCTGGCGATGGCGTAGGCGGCCGAATAGGCGCACTCCGCGCAGATGGCCCAGGTCGGCTTGCGGCCCTTGTTCGCGTGGATCAGGTCCACGAAATCGAAGCACCCCGCGACCTCACCGCCGCCGCTGTTCTGATCGAACACGATGGCCTCGACGCCCGGATCCGCCAGCGCGGTCAGGTAGTTCTCCCGCAGCCCGTCGTATCCCGTCATGCCGGAGTAGGGCCGCAGGGTGCCGGTCTTCTGGACCAGCATGCCCTCGACCTGGATCACCGCCACGCCCTCGACCATGTCGTAGCCGACGCGGCGCGGCCGGGCCTCCTCATCGAAGCCCAGGCGGTCATCATCCTCGAAGGCGCCCATCTCGGCGCCATCAGCGCGCACCACGCCCATCCGTTCGGCGAGCGCCGCAAGCGCGATCTCCGCCTTGCGCGGGTGAAGCGCGAGAGGCGTGTTGAAAATGCGCTGGGCCAGGCTGGGGAAGAGGTCGGGGCCGCTCATTCGATCGGCTCCTCTGCCCCGAAGCCATCGGCTGCGGCGTCCTCTGCCGCGTCCTCGGCCTTGGTGCCCTCGCTGCCCTTCATGATCTTCGAAGCGCGGGCGCCGAGCGGGTCCGGCAGGCCGAGGCGCTTTCGGGTTGCCTCCTCGACGGCGCGCTGGGCCATGGTCTCCTCCCAGTCGCCGCCGCCGTTCTCCGCGACCTCCTGCTCATAGGTGCTGAGATAGTTCTGGATCCCGAGCACCGCGCCCTGCTTCTCCTTCACCGGGTCGATCCAGCCGCGTCCGGGGCCGTACCAGGCGCAGCGAGCATAGGCGGCACGCTCCTCCACGAAATCCGGCGCCCCGGCCGGCAGGGGGAGCAGCCCGCGATCCATCGCCTCTTCCAGGAAGCAGGAGTAAATGGGCGTGCAGAAGCCGGTGGCGTAGTCCGCCCGCCGGCGGGTCACGGTCCGCCAGGCGTTCAGCGCGGCCGCGCGAGCGGAGCTGTAGTTCACGTCCGCCCAGGCCTGCGAGATCTCGGGCGCCGAGGCGCCGATCGCGGAAGCCGCATTGCGGAGCATGGCAGCTTCGAACTGCGGGAAGGCCGTGCTCGGCCGCGCCGCGTTGGCGAAGGTCAGCTTCTCGCCCGGGAAGAGGGTCGCGATCCGCGCGTCCCCTAGCCGCAGGCGCTTGTCGTTGTGGAAGTCCGCCCGCATCGCCTGATAGGCGGGCAGATCCTCGGTGCCCAGCGCGTCCTGCACCAGAGCCGGGTCGTTCGGGCTCTCGATGAAGGCCGCGAAGATGGCGTTGATCAGTGCCGCCTGCAGCTCCGCGCTGTCGTACTTCGCGAGCATGCGAAGGCGGGACAGGACGGGCGCCAGGATGCCGGCGCCGCCGCGGGTCTGTCCGACCCGGTCCGCATCGAAGTCGTGGATCACGATGGGCCGGCCGGTGTCGCTCTCGCGCGGCAGGCGGTCCCAGACCCAGGGCCTCGCGCCAGCAGACCAGTCGCCGGGATGCGCGCTGCGGAAGTGGTAGGCGATGGCCGCCTCCTCCTCGTCCAGCTCGATCCCGCCCTTCAGGGTGGGCGTGTCCATCGCCTCGTGCGGGTTGCAGAGGCGGTCGGGGTCCATGAGCTTGACCGCCGTTGCGTAGCTGGCGCGCCCGTAGCCGCGGCGCCTGGGAAGGTACCGCATCACCGCCACGGCATCGCCATCCACCAGCTTGTGGCGGAAGCCCAGACGGATGATCTGCGGCATGGTGTGGCGGCGGGCAGCGTCGCACCACCGCGCGGGGTCCTCGGCCCAGTCCCGCCAGAGCGACGAGGCCTGCATGGCGAACTCGGCAGCCCAGGTCGCGTCGAAGGCGCTGGAGTACCAGGACAGGCTGCGGAAGTCGGGCTTCGGCTTCGGGCGGAGGTTCGCGCCCACCACGCTGTCAAGTACGTTGGTGATGGCGCCGGATGCCCAGCCGTCGTTGCGGACCAGGTCGCGCACGCGCGCCACGATGGTATCGCGGTAGGGTCCCAACTCCTGGTCAGGCGCGCCGAGCCAGGGGTTCCACCCGGCCATTTCGGCCGAGTGCCGGTCTGCCGCGTCATAGGGGGTGGTACCGGCGAGCCCCTTCATGCGGGCATGCGCGACCTCGACGCGCGACACAGGCCGGCCGTCCGGATGGATCAGCTTGGCGCTGCTCATCCGAACCTCACGCCAATAGCTCGGCGGCGGCGGAGCGCGGCCACGCCCGCCTGACGCTCCAGATCGGGAATGTAGGTCTCAGCCAGCCACTTCCGATCGGCCTGCGTGAAGCTGGTGCCCATGCCGCCGCCGGTGGAGCTGTATTGCGTGCTGGCGACGCTCTTGCCGATCGATAGCAGGTGAAGTGCGTGGCGCGCCTCGGCCAGCATGGCCAGCACCGTCTCACGCGGCACGCTGCCGTCGGGAAGGAGCGTCAGCTTGGTGGCCATATCAAACCCTCCTTCAAGCGAGGCGCGCGCCCTTGGGGCGTGCCGTGGTGGTGACGATGCCGGCGGGGCCGGCCGGCGGCTTCTCGTCCGGCGGCCGCGCCACCAGCGCGTTCGTGTCGTGCGGCGTTGCCCACGCCGGCGGCTTGTCCCAGTTGATCCGGCCGAGCCCGTGCAGCCGGGCCAGGACGTGCGTGCCAACCATCTGGTCGCCGGCCTCGTTCCGGCCGCCGGTGGTCGCCTTGCGCCAGCTGCCGTTCGGCATCCGCTGCTCGGCCACCAGCTGCTCAAACCACGGGTGCGGCGGCCCGCCGCGGTCCTTCAACTCGTCCGACAGGTGCACGTACCAGGGGCCAGGCTCAGCCCGCGTCAGCTGCGCGGAGAGATCGTCCTTGAACAGATTCGCGTTGAAGCGCGCGACCGGCACCTGCCCGCGGGCCACGGCGCTGGCGGCGCGCGATTGCCGCACCTCATCGGGGTAGACCACCTGCAGGCGCGCGGCCTGCGGCTTGGACGCCCCCTGCGTGAGGATCACGTCCCACGCGTCACGGCTGCCGATGAGGCCGAGTCTCCTCACCTTCCCGGCGCGCTGCCAGCGCAGCCAAGCCTCATAGGCGCGGGAGGTGACGCCGGCGGCGCCGCCCATGTCCATGCCGACACCGCGCGGCCGCATCAGCCGGCCCGACCCGTCCGCCAGCGGCAGCGGCCGTTGCATCAGCGCCAGCAGGGTGTCCCAGGCGTTGGGGTCGGTGGCGGTTTCCGCCTCCACCTTCCCCACTTTCAGCACCGCGCTCTCGCCGCCCACACCCCATCCGCGCCACATGGGCTCGAAGCGGTTGGCCTGCACGTCAGCCCAGACCGTGATGAAGCGGACCCACTCCGGCACCTCGCCCAGCTTCAGCGAAGGGTCCGCACGCTCCACCAGCACCTCGGCATCGACGCTGCCGATCTTCCGCGGCGGCACAAAGGGGTAACCCCACTGCTTCACCACGACCTGGCGGGCCGTCGTTTCCTCACCGGAGCGCTCCATCTCGCGCTCCGCCGCGACCCGCTCTCGCGCCAGCCCGCCGATGCCCCCGTGCACGAAGGGGCTCATGACGCCGACGATCCAGAATCCTGCCGTGTCGTGCTCGATGAGCCGCCCCGTGACGCGACCCTCGACCTCAATCTCCTCGCCGACGCCAACCCAGCGCCCCTCGGCGTTCATCGCCCGCCGCTCGTGATCCTCGATCAGCCCGCCGCAGACGGGGCAGAGGAGGCGGGCCATGTCCCGCACCTCGTCCAAGGGCGCCTCCGCGTCGTAGTCCAGCGCCATGAAGCGCGCGGCTCCCGGGTTCGGGCTGCTGTGCGCTCCGCAGCGCGGGCAGGGCCACCACCACGTGCCCCGCGTGCTGTCGCGGTAGACCCGCATGATCCCGCGGTTCCAGCCGGCCGGCGACATGCCGACGGCCAGGTCCGGGTGAGACAGGAGGAACAGGCAACTGTCCTCGCCGAAGACCTGCCGCCGGACGTCCAGCATCGGCTTCGCCTCACCCAGCTCGGAGAGGTCGTAGTTGTCCACCTCGTCGGCGACGATGCGCGGGGCGTTCTTGTTGATCAGCGTGTTCTTGCCGAAGGACAGGAACTCGGCCTGCATCACCCCGAAGTTCTTGAAGGCCAGGCTATCGTCAGCGGGGTCTGAGCCCAGGCGCTCCAGCATGCGGGGGTGAGCCCGAATCATGGGCTCGATCCGCTTCTTGACGTAGGCCTCTACCCCCGGCTTCGTCTGCATGTACCAGAGGAAGCTGGCCGGGTCGGTCTCAACCGTCAGCTGCAGCCAGTTCTCGGCCACCGTCGTCTTCGCACACTGGCCCGGGCCGGGAACCGCCACCGTCGTGTAGCGGCCCGAAGTCAGGGCGTCCGATGGACCCGCGAGATATGGCACGCGCGTCAGGTCGAAGGGCTTTGCCTCCTCGCCGATGCCGTCCGTCAGCAGGCGGTTCCGCGCCGCGTACTGCGAGAGCGCCAGGCGCTCGGGCGGGATCAGCGCCGAGAAGGCGTCCAGCACCAGGGCATCCGCGTCGGCGAAGGGACCTGGGTCATTCGTCAGCATCGGGTAGTCCCGTCTGCGCCAAGCCCGTCACGAAGATCCTCAGCTCGTCCTCGATCAGCGCCCGCAGGGCCCGCTGCTGTTCCCGGGTCAGTCCGAGCTTCTCGGCCGCCTTTACGGGGATCGTGCCTGTCATCCCTCGACGCAGGGCAGTCAGGCCGCGGGCGAGGGCGGCGCGCATGTGATCCGCGACCAGGAGGCCGCCCGCCTCGATCGCCTGCTTTCGCTCCAGGTCACGGGCCCGCAGGTCCATGAAGCGCTGGTTCGGCGATAGGTCCTTCTCGGTCCGCGCCAGCAGCTCGGCGATGCGCGCGACCGCGAGCTGCGCGTTGAACTGCCATCCGTCGCCGTTGCCGCCACCGCGCTTCACGACCGGGAAGGTCGGATCGCGCGCCAGGCACTCGTCCAGCGTGGTCCGCGAGATCCCTGCCTCGCGGCAGAGGTTCCGCTTGTTGACGATGCGAGGCGCCGGCGGTGCCGACGGCTCAGTCTTTCGGGCGCGGCGCTTGCGCGGTGGCGGCTCGGCCGCCAGCGCGGCGCTCATCCAGGCACCTCAATGTTGTTGTCCAGTAGTTTTCAGGTCAGACGCTCGCGAGAGCCGCGGTGCGAAATACCCGCGTCCGGGAAGGTCCCAGGGAAGGACCCACGAAACATTGTTGCGCGTAATAATGTTGCGCACGCGGCGGGTGCATGACCCGGCGGCCCAGGGCCCGAGCCATCCGTCAGACGCATTCATTTTGTTGCGCGCGTCACGGGCTGTACGCACTTCGGCAGTGCAGCGAAGGTTCAGCGCGCCGTCTTCAGCGCCCGAGCGAGCGCTTGGCGGAAGGCGGGCGTCAGCCCTGCCTTGATAGCCTTCACGGCGCGCGGCTTGAACCCCAAACGGGGCTGGTACCGGGCGTCATCCCCGAAGGCGATCAGCAGGGTCAGGCCTGTCCGCTGGCCCTTCATCTTTGCCGCCGTGTTGCCCTTGGCGCCAGAGGTGCCGTCGCGGCGCTTGCCCCGCGCGGGGCGCTGCCAGACGCCGCCGATCTCCTTCACGGTGCCGACGAACACGTCAGGGCGCGCGAGCAGGTTCTTCAGTCCACGCCTGGGCAGGTTGCCGTACTGATTAAGCCGGGCCTGCACGGGCTGCACCAGCGCCCGCTTCGGCGGCGTCCTGGTGCCGCCCGTCTCCTGAAGGAGCAGGCCTGCGGCTGCCTGCTGCGGGCGCACATAGACGGCTGCTGTGGGCCTGTCCTTGCTCGCCGTTTGGACGGCGATGCCGCGCAGCGTGAAGGGCGTCGGCTTGTCGAACACGGAGGGCAGCGCCTGCTTCTCCGCCGCCTGCGCCTGCTTCACCACGCTCGTCAGCGCCATGGCGGTGACGAAAGGCAACTGCCGCATGGCACTGCCCAGCATGCGGCGCGCAGCAGCGACGTCGGCTGTGGCGGAGATGCTCAGCATGTCGCCTCCTCCAGCCAGCAGACGAAGATCTTGTCTCGGCCAATCATGAGACTGGCCAGGTAGTCGTGCCGCCCATCGCAGACCGTGAAGCGCTCACCTTCCCAATGCCCGACGACAGGGGGCCAGGGGGCGCAGTCGCCAAGGTTGAGCAGGCGGCGGAACTTCTTCTCGACGGCTTCGGGGCTCATCCGCGCGCGGTTACCGAGCTGGCATGTATCTATGTCCACCCACGCAGTGCGGACGAGCTGCCCGGGCCGAACCACCATGGAGCGGTCTTCGGCGACGCGGACGCTCAATCGCCGCTCCTACGTCAAAAGGTGAAGCTGAAATGAGAAGCGCCCCGCGGCGGATGCCGGCGGGGCGCTGGGCTCCGGGCGCACTTAGCCCGGCACCGCGATCTATCTACTTTGAAGACGGCTCGTCAAGCGGAATATCAGGGTTGGGCGAGTGCTCACCGCACCATCGCCGCGCCGAACAGGACGAGAATGGGGCGGCCCATGTTAGGAACCCTCAGCATTAGCTGCCTCCAGCGCGGGAGCAATCCGGTTCTCGGCCGCCGCAATGGCCCACGAGGCTCCAGCAATACCAAGAGCCTATTCGGATCGCGCGGATTCGGGAGATCTGATTCGATGCTGCCGGTTAGGCAGCGAGGCTGATGATGGCGGCTTCCTTGTCACTTGGCCCACGGCGTTGGCGGACGCCGGCAGTGGACACGGAAGAGTGCTTCGGCACGCACTGTGGCGGGCAGTAGCGAATGACCATCTAGAGCATTGGCCACCCGCCGATTGTCTCTCCATTTCGAACCGCGGGTAAGCGGCCAGCGCCGTGATCCATGCAGGCAGGCGATTGCCCGAAAGGAGATTCGTGATGGGACAAGATCATGAGGCCGAGATGGCCGATCGCATTGCGGAGGAGCGCAGCGAGAACGAGGGCATGGCTGAGCACCGTTCCAAAACTCGGAATCCGGTGCGCTGGGAGTTCGAGCGGGGACGGAGGGTAGCCCAGAGCGCGGCGCCTCGTCAGCACCTGGCCCGAAATGAGAGCTCGGTGCCGAAATCGCCTCGCAGGCCCCTCTGATTTGAAGTTCAGGCTTAGAAGTCCTGAACCTTGTCTGACAGGGAAAAGCTGTGAGTGACCGCTTCGTAAGCCCTCGGCTCTAAGATATTCGCGATAGAGCCGAAGCACTTAGTTATAGTCTTCTTCCTGCTGTGACTCCCACGCAAGCGCGTGCAGCGAGCGGTGGGGCCGAGCCGTGCAAAGTGGCTGCGTCGCTGATCGGTTTTCAAGCTGATTAAGGATGCATCGCCTTCGATCGTCGAAGATGCAATCTGTGGTCAAGGCACCAGCGAGTTCTGGGCCAGCAGCACGTGACGTGCGCAGACCATCTGATCCGCCAAACATGAGAGGAACAGAGTCATGTCCGAGCGCCTTATCGACGTACTCGATGAACACGGGTTGGCGAGACATACCTTCCCAGTCACCCTGGGCGGGGCGGAGGCCTCCGCCACGAATGAGAGCTATGAAGCAAAGGCTCTGGAAGCCGCGGCACACAGTGAACTGGCTTCGGATGAGGAACTCCGGAAGTTCACGGCGAAATCCCATTCTAGCCGGAGTGGCCCGCTGCAGCCGTACGGCGATGAGCTCAGCAGCAGTTCGGAGACGAAGCTCGGCCTTGAGCAGGCTGTGCGTGAACGGGCTTACTTTCTGTGGATTGAGGCAGGGCGACCTGTAGGTCAGGACGGCGATTGCTGGAGGCGCGCGCTCGAGCAACATTTCCGCCAGCGTGCTTACGTGCTTTGGCGGCAGGAGGGCTGCCCCGAGGGCCGTGCCGAGGAGCACTGGAGCCGTGTGTGTGAATTCCAGGAGCACTGAGCAACGACCAACGCCGTCTACAGATCTAAGCTGGCGGAAGTCCGGCTCGTGGAGCATCCGATGAGTAAGATGATGTGGCGTCTAGCTAACAACATCGAACCCGCTGGGGGTTCCTTTCCGGAGGCTGATATTCCAGGGCAATGGAAGGTCTCCTGGGAACTGCACCGAGGCTCCACTCGTGTCGCGACGGCGGGCGTAGACCTTCAGAGTCAGTTCTGCATGCTTCCTGCGGCAGGAACCACGTGGATCCCAAACTCGGCCTCCGCAGCTGAGATCGCTGATGCGGGTGCGAAGCTGTTCCTCATGCTCGGCGTGCCGACTTGGTCGCGCGACAGTGTGCCGGACCAACATAGCGTCTCAGCGTTTATGGCTGAGCGCTTAGCAGATGCCGAGTTGCACGGTACAACAGCCTTTGCAAGGAGGTAGGAAATGGCTGGCACCGCTTTCTACCTGTGGGTTGCGGCGCTTCTTGCACTCGGCGCCGTTGCCCTGACTTGGACGCATCTGGGACTTGGCCTTGCGGTTTTTGTCGCGGGCGCCGTGGTGATGCTGGGTTGGCGCGTTGCGGTGGACTGATTCTGGAGCTACTCGGTGCCGCGCTACCTGACTGAGGTGAAATCTTGTGTCCAACGGCGACCGGCGCTTGGTTAGGCTGTCGCACGGTCACGAAGGAATCCAGGGCAAGTAGCTAAGGCATGCCTGTGCCGAACCATTTCTGAACAGCGGGAGGCGTTGAGGGAAGGGTGGCACTGGATGAGAACGCCCAATCGATCTCCCGCTTGGGATACCTGATCTGGCAGCGCGGTCTGACCTTTAACAACCAGCAAGCGGCAAGCTGCGCGGCCGATCATCAGAGCGCGCCGATCCTCGGCGCTGATCTCGTTTGGCAGCAGACTCGAAGCGCTATGCCGGATATCGAAGCCGGCGCTCCGAAGGTCGTGCAGCACATTCCTTGCGACCCGGTTCGGATTGTCGTCGCCCTCGCTCAACTCCAGAGATGCACGGACTACTTCAGATGGTTCCCTCACCGCAGCCTCCATAAATCCGCGAGTACGGTCAGCCCCGCTTGCACCAAGTAGGACCCGCCCAGCGTGGGCGCGTCCTCATGGATCACGGCCAGGCGCACGGCGCCGACGTGCCGCGCGCTGCACCGCGCTCCGAGCCAGTCCATAGCTGCCGAGTATTCCCGGAAGGCCTCGGTGGCATCCCGCGCCTCTTCGTCGCTGATCTCCCCGCCACCGCCGCGGGTGCGATCACCATATCCGCCGGGCGCGCCGATGCCGCGCAGGCTCCGGCGCCAGAGATTACGGAGGTGCCGTGCCGCTGCCTGCTGCCGAGGGTTCCAGCCATAATCCTCGCCGACGTTGATGCGCCGGTTCCGGTCTTCGGGCTTGCCCATCGGCCGGGTGAATCGGCCCGTCGCATCCGCCGCCAGCGCACCGATGTAGAGCTCATCCCGCAGCTCGTCCGTCATCACATAGGCCCGCCCCTGCGCCACCGTCCCGGCTGCCAGCGTCAGCCCAAGCTCCGTGCCACTCTTCAGCGGCTCCGGCGCCTTCCTGTCGTAGCTCACCGCGTTCCCCCTGCCGTCCCAGCACCATGCCGCTGCTCGAGCGCGCGAAGCCGCATCGCTGCCACCCCGAACGTGTCCTTGCCGCTTGCGATCTGCTGCCGGAGCGCGGCCGCAAGCTGCGATGGGCTGAGGCGTCGTGCCGTGACCGGCCGAGCCTCCGAACCGGCCTGGGCTTCGCTTCGCTTCACGACCATGTCCGCCTTGAAGGCTTGCAGCTGGGCTGCGACGTGCGCGACCACCTCCGGCGTGCGCTGTTCCTGCCGCGGCTCATGGGCGAGGGCAGGGGGGCCGCCACCGCCCGGGTTAGCGATGCGCTCCAGCGCGGCCAGCTTCGTCCGCCAGTCCTTAGCGATCGGCTCCAGCACAGCCAGCACGTCGCCCGCCGAGGGGAAGAACCGGGTTTCAGCATAGAGGGCGCGGCGGCTCTCCACCGTGAAGCAGGCGCCGGGCAGGTGCGCGCAGTCCTGGCCGATGGCGTTGATCCTGACCCGGAGGTCCGCCTCGTCCTGCGGGTTGCGGCATGCTGCGTTGACCGCGCCGAGCCACGCCACGAGCTGCGCCCGGGTGACCGGGGCATCGAGCATCTTGCGGTAGCGCTCGGCGACCCACTCGGCCTCCTGGCGCTGCGCCGGCGTGATGGACCGCGGCGAGAAGCTGCGCAGCGCCTGGGCGGCTGGATCCGGGTCGGCGAGGCGCGCCACGTCCACTGCGAGAGCCCGGCTCATCCTCGGCTCGACGGGCTCCAGGCTGGCCGGGGAGACGGCGCCGGCATGGCGCGGGGTCACGGCGTTCATTCGGCGGCCATCCTCTCGAATGCCTCTGGGTCGTTCATCCAGCCCACCTTCGACCTGCTGGCCGGGGGCGGCGCGCTGCCACCGCGTGGGTGGGCGAAGCGGTCCTGGCTGCGGCACC